CACAGTATATAGTTTATGGAAAAACTCAAGGGAGTAAAAGGACTATTTAGAAGAAGTCAGCGCGTTCAGGTAGGACCTAGTTACCCATCAAGTAGCGCATCTAGGAGTACATCTAGATCCAAGAGCAGCTCAAAATCAAAAGAATCGACCGCAAGTCGCCGAAATAAGCAACGGACGAGAAGAAATAGAATAACTCAATTAAATAAAAAATTGCAAGAAGAAAGAGATTTTCAAGAATACGAAATGGAAGACATAAGAAAATTAGCGGTTGATTCGGACTTTTCATACTCGAATCCTATACGCGAAGAAGCTCGAAATAAATTAGGAAAAGCCAATAAAAAAGTGAGAAAGTTACAAAATAAAGCGGCCCGCGTGGAAGTATTGAAAGACGATTTAGATCTTTTTGAGAAAATCGAAGACGCCCCGAATTTATCCAAAGCGCAGAAGCGGACAATGAAAAAAAAATGGAGAGAATTATGGAAGAAATGGCGGTCTTCGGAATACGGGACTTCCGAATACACAAGACTTAACGCCGAAGTAAATGATTTCGAAGAAATGGTGAATTCGGGAAATATAGATATGTAATCGGCGGAATTAATCTGTGTATATATTATATATATGTTTTCACCCACCTATCCGTATATTTATTTTTCGAATCCAGTGTCGATTACGAATAGTAATGTTTTGCCCGTTGCGTCTAAGATGACAAAGCAGAGTTTGTTTTCGGATAATTCTTTAGTTTATTACAAAACTGACAGCTTAGCATCATGCGGAGGCGCAAATACGGTGCGCAACTCTAGAGCTAAAGCACGTAGGACATAATCGAATAAAACAATGAATTATAAGTTTCATATAAAATAAATACGCATTATATATGAAACAAAAATGGAATGGGTACAAACAAAATATTACGTTGGTTATAATTATTGGATTTTTAATAACGTGTTTGATTTTTACCAAGGTTATTAAAATAGAAGGAATGATGACCAGTTTAAGACGTTCCGATTTTGACTGTTACGTTATAAACTTGGATAAAAACGAAGATAGATTGCAAAAATTTACTTCTAGTTATGTATCATCCGGACTCAAAAACGAACCGTTTGTAAGAATCAATGCTATTTATGGAAAAGACATAAATTACAAAGACTATATTTCCGATAAAGTCGAAATAAAAATGACACCCGGCATGGTTGGATGTTTTTTAAGTCATTTGCAATTATACGATACGATATTAAAAAGCAATAAAGAATATGCTCTTGTTTTTGAAGATGATGCTAACATAGCGAAGGATTTGAATTTAAGCATGATTTCATCGATATTTGATTCTACACCGGAAGACTGGGACATTATTCTTCTTGGATATGATATATCAAAACCGGTTCACAAATACGAAAAATTAGGCGGATGTTTAAAAATGTATAATTTTTGGGGCACGCACGCCTATTTTATAAAAAAAACGGCGGCTGCAAAATTATTGGATTTAGTTAAAGCTCCTTTTACAAACCAAATAGACTATGTAATGGGTGATTTATGTAAAAAGGGAATGTTGAATGTATACGGAATTCCAGATCGTCTTGTTTTCCAAGACACTTTGTATACAGATGTACAGGTAATGTAAGAAATGAGAGAGAATAAATAATATAAACGGAACTGCTTTATATTATTAATGGATAGAGTGGAGCAACTGAAGCATATACAAAGCGAAGGACTCGAATTGTTTCGCAGAAAGAATGCGGACTACGGAGATGCATTTGCCAAATACGGCGTAATTGGAGTTCTAATGAGAATCGAGGATAAAATACAACGATCATTATCTATTACGAAAAATGGAGTGAATCTGGTGAATGACGAAGGAATAAGAGATACGCTCTTGGACCTACATAATTATGCGGCCATGGCTTTAATGTTACTAGAAGATACAACCGTCGCCGCTACATAGAATATTATTATGGAAACAATATAAAAATTAAAAGAGATAAATATACAATGTGGAGTGATCTGGCGACCATCGATTCGTATCTCGAAGCAGGATTAACATTTTTACAAGGAAAGGCGACAGATTTATATAATTTTTCGAAAAGAAAGGCCACCGAATTCGCAAATAGCCCGCGAGCACAACGTTTTGCCGTGTCGGCAATTTGGATGTATCATTCGGCTGAGACACAAGTTTATCTTTTTCTTAAAGGGTTATATGATGATAATAGATTGATAAGAGGACCGGTGGATTTGATTTATTTTGTTGTTGGTAGTGGACTAAATAGATCGCACATTGAGGAAGAAAAAGATTCGGAAAATTGTTTCGAATTATATAAATTGGTAAAAGAGGAGGATAAATTTTCTTTGGTTTCGCGCTGTTTAGAATTAAATTCAACCGATTTAGATATTGGAACAAAGATTAGTGCATTGGTTTGTGAAATGGGTTCATCTTCTAGTGTGGATATGTTTTTCACATTGAAACAAGACGATGTGTATATTATTCGAACTGTAGAAAATTTTGCCGACATAAACTCAAACGAATCTAATGTAAAATTTATTAGCATTGAATACACGCATGCTCTGCAAGAAACGCCAATCGATATTAAACTAGACGAAAGATCATACGCAATTGGCAATGAACTGTTTTCACCTGCTTTCGTATTGAATGCTTTAGAAAATCAATCAGAGCCGTATCATTTTGATATGGACTATGTGGTAAAATTAATTGACACGGATGTAAAAAGTCTTTCAATTAATTCGAAAGAATATATTTTGATTGACGCGGAAAATGAGTATGTTGTAAAGGGAACTAAATAAACGATTTAAAGATTTTATAGCATGATAATATACGGGTTGAATTCTTACGCATGACCGATCAAACAGATTTTGAATGTGAATTAAGAGACTCCCCACATAATGAACATAAATTGATTGGTAAATGGAATCTATATTACCATTTACCACACGATAAAAATTGGGATCTTTCCAGTTATAAATCTATTATGAAAAACATTGAAACCGCGGAACGGTTGATTTCGATCAATGAAAATTTAAATGAAAATATAATTAAACATTGTATGTTATTTGTAATGCGCGACGGAATAACTCCTATGTGGGAAGATCCGAAGAATCGCAATGGTGGCGCATTTTCTTTCAAGGTTGCAAATAAGCTTGTTCCGGCGGTTTGGAAAACCCTATTTTATGCATTATGTGGAGAGACATTATCCACGGATAGGACATTGAGTCCCATGTTTAATGGCATTACAATTTCACCCAAAAAGAATTTTTGTATTGTAAAAATTTGGTTGGAGAATTGTAGTGTCCAAGATCCGAATGTATTGATACAGATTCCCAATTTATCAAAACAGGGGTGTTTATTTAAGAAACATGAACCGGAATTTTAAACCTTAACAACTAATTATTGGAAAAGAGATATAAAAACAAAAGAATACTTAGTGTATCCGAGTTTAGCTCAGTTGGTAGAGCAATTGACTGTAGTAGTTTACCTTTTGTCCTTCATTGGATAAATAGTGCATAGATATCAATGGGTCGCCGGTTCGATTCCAGCAACTCGGATCCTTTTTTATAAAAATATTAATACGAACCATTGCGTTCTTATTAATAGATAGGTTCTGTATTATAACGTGCTGAATATTTGACCCTAAAATGAAGCCAGTAAGTCCCATTATAACTCTTCAAGAGTGTAAAAATTAAAATATTAATATATTATATAATGTTGAAAGCATTGGGTTCAATATTTAGTAAGAAAAATACATCTAGGAAACAAAGAAAAATGCGGCGTTCTTTTAAAAAAATGAGGGGAGGAATGGGATTTAATGTGGTGGACGTGGCGTTTAGAAAAAACGGCAAATTTTATGTTCTAAGAGAACAGAGCGATGCTTCGTTAAAATCGGTATTCGAGTGGCCTAGAGAAGGAGGCAGAGTAACAGTGACTGACACAAAACCAATAATGGTTTTTCCTTTGACGCCTCTTATAATATCCTCAGACGGAGTCGTAGGTGTTAAAAATACAATATTAAATACTATGCACGGATTGATTGCAAATTATACGCGCGATTTTAAAGAAGAATTTGATGGATCTCTTCCTAAAAGAGAAGGAGGAGTCAAAGTATACATAAGTTTAAAAAGTAGAAAAGAATTAGCTGAACACGTAAAAGAACATTTTGCTAGTTTTTATCATAGTCATTTACTACATCCCGATGATTGTGTTGAAGAAAAATTATATTTAATATGTTATTCGGTAAAATCAACGAGTTCATCAAAATCGAAATCGAAATCAAAAGCTACAACGGGCGCATCTGTCGGTGACGATGTGTAAACTGATGAAGACTGTTGCCCTTAGATATATAGCGGAACGCCATTGAGCGTTCCATTTTACACCATTTTGCCTTTTCAATGCGCAATGTAACCTTTGCATTTTTACTCAAATCTGCCCATTTCATGGGCAGATTAAATGAGAAAAGGTGTAAATCTTCAAGGGTGTAAAATTTTCATAACTTTAATTTGATATTATAATCACTCCCATGATGATTAAAACCGCTCCGATTATATGCGCAAATTCAATGGCTTCCTTGAAAAATAAATAACTGAGTCCAATTGTTACGAGAGGATAAGACGCCAATAAAGCCGTAAGTAAATACGCTTTATTGTTCCTTAGTACCTTAAAATACAAGTATTCGGTTACAAAAAGAATTGAGAATGAATACAACATGATAAGTCCGGCCAAATAAGGCTTTGATTTCAGTACAGAAAAATCATTATTGAATGTATTTCTAAAAAAAATAAGGTATATGATGACCGCTGTAAGAAAATATAATAACGAGCTCATGAAAATATAACCTTCCACTGAAATGTGTTCTAAAATGTGTTTATTTAATAATGGCGTAATTCCATAAGTGAGAAGAACTGGAATTCCACTTTCGAGCATATAATATAAAAGGGTATTATTTTATCGAGTGAAGAATAAAATTGATAAAATGATAGAAGCAAAATAAAATGATCAAAACGAGAATGCGTATTCAAAGTGCAGTTTCACATTATCGCGTCCGTCTACCTAATAATTTCTTCGTGAATCAATTTGATTGTCCTATCGTCTATTTGATGAAAAAATACGGATTGGATAATAGCTTGCCCATTCCCGTTCCAAAAAGAATTGAGAGCAGAGAATACATAGTCGCACTTCCTGAAAACATTACAACGCAATTTTGTAATATTTTGGAGACAGAAGAGGACTGTGTTTGCACATTCATTCAAACAAGAGACTATGCCATTGAGAATTTTCAAAATACTTATGTGTGTGAAAATTTTATTACGACGAATGGTGCAAACACTGTGGATTATTTCTTGGCAAAGAGAGTGCAGCAAATTTAACGATTTGTGTTAAGAATTATCTAAGATGGCGGCTCCGCGTAATCCGTTGCCTTAAGATGGCGGCAATTACGAAGGCGGTAAGGGCGCCAAACACAACTTAATCTCCCCCAAAGACGCAACATCATACTTTACAATAAGCGGTAAATCATTACCCAAATACATTTCCAAATGACTACACAAAGGAGTGCACTTAATAAAATGAGAAAGAGATTTTAATGAAAACTCGCCCTGAATGACCACCGTTGCATCGGGCTTCTGAATAAACTCCATATAACCATCGGATTCGGATCGATAAATCCGAGAACTAGCAAAATTACCTTCACACGAAAAAATCAGATCATTGCCGACTGACTTGATTTCAATGCGATCCGAAATACCATTCAGATCCCTAATGATCTTTTGGAAATCCGCGGTTGGCAAATGGATCACGGTCGAATATTCAACATCGGGAACTACGAGCTCCTCCGTATCGGGCTCAATGAGACGCAACTTCTGACTATAACATTGCTTAATATCGCCATTATCGTATTGTAATCCAAGATGCGAAACGATTCCGTCGTGATAATCCGAGTTTTCAATATACATAGAAAGCGTATCGTCATTCGACATGGTAGAGATGACCTTGAATAAATGGAGGGTGTTGGCGCAAACGATGATCTTATCGGGTTTGCACGAAAACTGTTCGAATTTCCGAGAGTTCAAAATAACATTCACTAAAATAGTATGGGTTTTATCGAAATTAATAATTTTTAATCCGTCTTTGGTAAAAGTGATGGTGGCGTCGGTTAGAATATCTTTTATGGCAGTAATCATATTCCGAATAGGCTGAATTTGGACCGTTTTGATAGTGAGAACATTGTTTTGTTCGTTCATCTGACCGAAATATAAAATATAAACGCACTTGTTTTTATATTTTATTTAATGAAATGATTTATTAGCAGGGAATCTTTTGCTTCGCTAAGGTTCTTCAGAAATCCTTCGGATTTCCAGACCCCTCCCTTTCTCTTTAAAAAATATTTACAAAATTCCATTACCTTCTTGGAAGCAATAATAATATAATATTCTTGTATTTCCAAGAATTAAAATTCCAACAACCTACCGTTTCATACTAATTTATATGATTTCTTTTTGTAAGATCTTCGCCCTCCAGCAATATCGGCTTTTGTTCCATCTTCCAATGTACGATAGGGACTATCTCCTCTAAAACAATCATGGAGTCCTTCCACTAAAGGACTGGACGAAGGAGACCTCTGGGGTGTAATTTTATCGATATATTTTGTGATTAAATCGCGTTTCCCTTTTTTGCCTTTTCCTTTTCCGTAAATATCGGGTTCTCCTAAACCACAAATTGTGAAATTATGTACGTCCGCGGCGGATGCTGGACCAGGATGCCGATTTCCCGTCATCCATAAACGATAAAATACGCGCAAAGTGACAATAATATCGACTAAAGCATTGTGTAGGTATTTCTTTAAAGGAGGATGACCAAAGATTCGGTCATAGGCTTCCCATAATGCGGGAGGTTTCGTATAATTTATTCTTTTGCGTCTCGTCTTGGTTGGCGTGACTGCCGTTTTTATGTTTAAAATGATGCTGCTTGCACATTGCGTACAGTACAAGATTTTAGGTACAGGAACGTCGTTATTGAATTGGTCAAAATGCTTATACCAATTTTCGTATTTTGTTTTTAGTAATGCGTCGGATCCGTGCTTATCTTCCAGACGTTTCAGTTCCGATAAAATTAGATATTTATCGAAATTGACGTTATGACCGATGACGATGTCGCACGACGAAATCATTTCCATAAAATCGTCCATGGCTTGTTCAGGTGAAACGATTTGCATGGGTTTAGCTTTTTTGTATTCGTTGAGAGCGGCTTTTATGATGGGAACAGTAGAACATTCTTCAATGACTTCTTCTGGTATACGTTCCGTGTCAATATATTTATTATAAAAAGAGTATTCGTGAGTTCGCATATTATATAGGATTCCACTGAGTTGAATGATATAAGGCCAGCCCTCGATATTTTTCCCTTTGATGAACCTAGCGCGCATTTGTCTTCCTTTATATTCAATAAATGGCGGAAGGCCGGTTGTTTCCGTATCAAAGACAAACGCCATTTCTATATCTTTTTTCGAGCTTTCACTTTTTCTCGTTTCACTTTTTCTCGTTTCACTTGTTCTCGTTTCACTTGAAGAACGCTTAGATTTTGACATTATATATTTAATATATATAAAATGCACGATTTTTTAGATCCGGTAAAAAATTCAAGTTATTTAGTTTTATTGCATTTTTTATTTTTTTGAATGATATTTTTTGGATTTGGATTTAGATTTTTGTTTTCTATTTTTTTTTATCTTGCCGGTTCGTTTTCTCATCTTTCCACCGCCGGCCCTTATAGAGGAGGCAGGGCCAGAGGGTGCCGGAATTCCAACATCTAATACCTCTGCGGTTGGAACTTCATGTCCTCTGTCATCACTTACTAAATAACTCTCTTGGGTGCCTTTTGGGCCCGCTGCCAGATAGACTCGCCGATATTTGCTATCACTAAATACATTATTGCGATCGTCCTGAACAGCATAAAGCGATTGCAACGTTGGTATTTCTTCAGCCGCTTCACCTGGTCGAGATGCATATGGTTGCATCATTGAATCGGGTGTAGCAAATTCTCGGTCAAATGCAAAATACTCTTTGGTAGATAAATTAAATAACCTCATAAGGACTAGTATTAACAAACGAATTGGTAATAAAAACGGAAAGGCTACTCTTAAACCAATGCCGACAACAGCGCCACTCACAAAGGCACTCATGTTTAAAATAAAACCTAAAGGTATAAACACAAGTTGTAATGTTAAACTTAAAATTAGTTTTAAAAAGCATAAATCTGGTCTTGAAGCACTGCACGGAATTTTGTTTATACGATCAATAATTTCTTCCGTCGGTGGCAACGTGAATCTTTGTGGCGGGTGAGTTTCTCTATATCTTATTTTTTCAGAATTTGTTAAAGCGTTTTCATCGCTTAAAGTTTCCATTTTTGGAATTCCTATAGCTGGTTCTGCCATTGGAATTTGTTGCACACCTTCTGCAACTGGAAGATTCTCGTTATCGTCTTCCGGAAAAAATGCAGGGGGTTGTAAAGGAATGGGACTAGTTTCTCGTGGTGTTTTTTCTTGACCGCCTTTCCGCTTTCTAGTTCTCTTGCCTCCGTGCCCACGTCCTGTCATTTTATTGTATGTTCTTGCCATGCTATTTTTTAACCCAGTAAAACCCGTTTTTTGAATAGCTTCATTTAATACATTGCGCACATCATCTAACTTTGAAATAATCTTTTGCTGTTCTTTTGTAGTAACTTTGTCACTATACGCATCTATAATTTCAACAATTTGATCCCTAATAAATTTTTTCCCAACTGGCATTTTTGCTAAAACATTTGGGTCAATCTGATTTAAAAGTACTATTGTTTCTTGTTTATTCTTTGGAATTTGGGCTTTTAATTCACGCAATTTTTCTTCAACGTCATTATTTATTTTGCTTTCAGACGGAATATTTTGAATTTGTTCATCCATAATATAATATTATAATAAAATAAAACCTTTCTACACCTTTGCGCATTTTCTAAGTAGTAACCGTTCCATGATAATCGAACACATCGGTCAAATAAATAATAATAAAAAAATATAAAACTATAGAACTATAGAAACTATATTTTTATATGCGCATGTGGGAAGTGTTATTTACAATATTATCATATAATTCGATATTTGTTCGTCCAAGGGCAATGAATTATGTGCGCACTTTAATGCCGACGTCAATTATTCCAAAGTGCTCAGAATGTGTGTTTTTCCTTCATGAAAACATAAATACGGGGCAAAAAAATCAATGTAAGAAGCTCGGGCAAGTAAATAATGAAACGAAAGAAATAGAATATAGTTTTGCCATAGATGAACGAACTGCGGATACAGGGAGATGTGGACCAAATGGGTTTTATTTTCATCGCCACTTCGATCAGGGTATGAGCTCTAGAAAAAGATATAAATAATGATCTTGTAATAAAATATGTTTGACACGTCTACAAAATATTATTTTAACGGACCTTGCGATCTGATAGAGAACGCAAAAACGGAGAAATATCTTGGAAATTTCATAGAATATGTGGATTTTGCATGCGGATCAGATTGGTTACATGATGCAAAAGCAAAATTCGAATATGGCATCATATCAAAAGGACACTATGATAAAATAACAAAGGTCGAAGAGGGATCAATATATTCTAATTTTGAATACATATACAATAATTTAATGGGAATTCGAGAAAAAACGGAATAAGAACATCATATCTTTGTCTTTGTTGTTTTTCTTTTTTTCCCATTCTTTTTTGTTGTTTTTCCGCCCTTTTTTGTAGTTTTTTTTTGACTGGGAGACTTATCGGCGCTTTTGCTTTTTGCCGTTTTTATTTTGCGTTCACTAGAAAATATCTCTCGTCCTTTTGCTACTATCCCGGCAAATTCCATATAATTTTTATTTATAGAATTTAAATAAGGAATCGCAAATTCGGCCGAAAGGTGTCCATTAATTTCTCCACCCGGCTTATCCAAAGAGTGTACATCGCCGTGAAAATATCCCATTATTACGCAATTCAACTCTTTTTGTAGATTTAATACATTTATTATTAAATGAAACAGTTCTAATGTAAAAAATTTATCTATATAATGTTCAGACCATCTGGTTCCAAAATCATAACCATATGCCGCTTTAATGTCTTCAATCGAAAACGTTTCACTTTGATCTTTGGTTACTGGTAAATATATCTCGTCGTCGACGGTAATCAAATAATGTCTATAAAAACTGAATATAAATTTGTATATATTTGCAATTAATTCATGATTTAAAAAATATATAGGACGGTGTTTTTCATCTTCGTCTTTGTCGCCGTTCAAATCTAAAAACAAAATTTTTTTATGTTTGACTTTTGTTTCATCATATGGAATGTATTTATGTGTAACGCAATCATTTATCATTTTTTCGTTAAGTTTATCCCAAGCCTCCTCACCTGCCTGTCCAAATTGTCTAACAAAATATTTTTTTTGTTCATCTAGTTTTTCTTTTTTGTCGTTGCAATAAAATATTGAGTCTTTTATGCTTGATGAATACCAAATTGGTTCTAATATATCAATAGTAGACGAGTCTTCTAATAGACGCAACGTTTTTCTATTTTTAGGAACTCCGTGAAGACCCAAACTGCCCGATATTTCAGATATAAATTCACTTTCACCCGTCCTATATATGGAATCAACGCCGTATGTGCTTTTTAATTCACTAAAAGTCTTGAGATTAGATATTATTGAGGTTTTTAGTTGTTTCATTAAATCGGCCATTCCTTTTATATATAATGTTATATATTATTACACCATTGAAGACCAATTATAGATCCTGATATAATTTGTAAAAACAGGTGGCCATAAGGATAAAATAAAGAGTGGCGACATATTTCCAGAATCGAGAAAAAATCACGGGATTCGTTTGACGTAAAACCAAGAATACGAAAACGAACGAATAAAATATTCCTTTGAAATGATGAGATTGCATTTTTGGATGTATCCATTTTTTCAGGGTTCGATTGATGAAAGTGATTATAAAAAATCCAAGAATATAAATACTTATCCAAAGATAGTTCGGAACGGAATAAAACAGGCAAACGAGAGATATGATTTGCGCGAATTCGAGCGAGTGATCCCCCACATATTCGATAATATTCATATTATATATTTTATATATATAATATTACAACATTGCACCGGAATTCCACTTTTGAAAATTTTAGTTGTAAAATTATTTTCTTCATATATTATATAAAATGCCATATACAAAGCGCAAATTTAAATCCCGTCTAGTAAATAAGAAAACAAGACAGGCAAAAGAACGACGCAATACAAAGAAAAAAATGCGATTATCTCGCGCATTGCATAAAAATACTTCTTTTAGAAAAACTTTGCGCAATCGTTCAAAAAAGAGAGGTGGAATATTAGGAATATTATTAAACCCACAATCAGATTTAATGACTGCTATAAAAAATGGAGAGAGGGAAAAAATAAAAGAATTAGTAGAATATTTTAAACGTTGGAAAAAAACATTAAATTTTAGATTTAAAAACGAGAAATCAGATTTTTTTGCTGGTTATATTTCATATGATTATGAAAATCCCTTAATTTATGCATGTAAAAAATCTGATGTAGAACTAATTAAATATTTGATAGATGAGGGCGCCGATGTGAATTTTATATCAAACTATGAAACTAGCTCAAGCCATTCACCAGTTGACAATGCAACTTCCTTAATTTGTGCATGTAGACGTGGAAAGGTAGAACTAATTAAATATTTGATAGATAATGGCGCCGTTGTGAATAAACTGATTATTAATTACTCAAATTTTATTAATACCGCTTTAATTGACGCGATGCGTATACACGGTATAATAAATAAATTAGATTGGATAGAAAATAAATCAGATGACGATGAACAACCGACGGATGAAGATTTTCGTTATACTTGGGAATTTGAAATAATTTTCTTACTTATAAATGATGGCGCTAAAACGACCCTAGATAGTTATAGAGTGTGTCGTTTTTTTTTATTTTACGAAGAATCTGCGCGAAATGGAACGCAAATCTGGAATGAACGCATGAAAGAAGCGTATAAGGGGCAGGGACCTGTGATAATTTTTCCAGAACGCAAATTTTTGTTAGACGTATATTTAAAATCATTAAAACAAATAGATGGTCTTGATGCACTGGCAAAATTTAAACCTCGTTTAAAAACACAAATACAAAACTGCATTCTTCAACTTGAAGATTTTTTGAAACCCTCTCAACCGGATGGTAATGAATTGACGTCTGATATTTATCGTGGCGGTGTTAAACCACCACCGCCACCACCACCGTATGAATCCGAGGATGAAGATGAATCACCACTACCACCACCACCACCACCGCCGTATGAATCCGAGGATGAAGATGAACCACCACCACCACCACCACCACCGCCGCATGAATCCGACGATGAAGATGAATCACCATCTCATCTCACTCCCGAGTGGTTTAATGTAAATGATATTTCTTCACTTTGGAAAGATCACCATTTTATGATTAATAATTATTGTATTAAAATAGATATAAAATATTCATACATAGAAAATAATGAAATTAAATTTTATTCTTACATGAGTAATGAGTACAAGGATACACATAGAATGATTGTCGGTGCAAATAATGAAGTAGATATTTGTAAACCAAATAAGGCCAAAAAAAATTATTGGGGACAATATTGTACATGGAAAGGCAAGTTTAAAGATGAGAAGCGCAACCCAGTCTGCAACTTTTACGAATGTAAGGGTGAAGAACATTACTACGGAGAGAATGTAAAACAAGACGGAAAAGAATGCGTTCTAATATCTAAATACGACGACAGCGACGACGACAGCGACGACGACTAGACAGTGTCACAATTTGTACCTGGCTTTGGTAGTTTAATGTGATTTTAAAAATATAAATACTTAGCCAAATGTATTTTGGAAAGGGAATAATATTTATAAACAAGCAAATTCAACTGAATGATCTCCTATATATTCTTTGAAGAATTAAAATATAACATTTAAATTCTTCTACTGTCAGATTCCAATAAATCTTCGCTGGTATAAATCTGTTATTCAATAACGTATTTCTTTCCCTCTTTTTTCAAGGTTCCCACAACTGTAAGTGTATCGATTCCTTCTCCAGCTTCAACGGCTTCATTATATTTATTCAGGTCGTATAATTTCATGGTCACTTTATCAACCGCGTATTCTTTATCGCCGATTTTCACCTTGGTCAACTTGATAGTTTTCTCTGTAACTTCCGCGACATCCTTTTCTTGAATCTGTTGATCGATAGAGGGGTAATAACTAAATGCATTGGAAGAAACGGACCCGAAGTTATAACACACCAGATTCTCCTTTTTGTTTTCTTTGGAATAAAGAGCGCAATCCATAGCGGTAGATTTTGCTGCGTTCAGAATAAAAGAGGTAATTCGGTCTTTTCTGAGTGCATTTTCGAATAACATCTGGTCCGTTGTTACAACAGAATGCGATTTATCCAAGGAACTCACGTAGCGATCATATAGCGTTTCTTTTGACCCGGAAGATGGTTTTAGTCGAGAGACATCACGCAATACTAAATCAATATGATCGTTTTTCTTCTTTTTCAGTTCGGCGTCTTTTGCGATTCTGTCGGGATCTAGGTCCAAGGGAATAACGGCAATATATAAGAAAACTTGGACAGTGCGAAGCTCTTCGGGTAAATCTTGGTGTGAACATAAACGACGGGCGCGACCAATGACCTGATTCAAACGCACCATGTGCCAATAAGGCTCCATAATATGAACGTATCTTGTGTTCTTCAAGTTAATGCCTTCCGCACCCGATGCTGTGATCATGAATATTTTGATGGTTTCGCCCATGAAATTGTTTTCCAAGCCTTGTTCCCGCAATTTGGCAACAATGGACGCAGGTGCAACGGACCAATTGGAGTTATAAATATTACGTATGATTTCTTTTTCTTCGACGGATTCAGTTCCAGTATAGAGGACGAATCTGGGTTTTCCTTCGGCGCCTTCTTGGTCCACTATTGTCCAAGACCCGGTGCTGGATTTTGCGATTTTGAATTCTGCAAAGCCATTGGCTTCTAAGACTAACTTGAAAATGGCAATACCTTCCAAGGTTCGGAATTGACTATATACCAAATGTAATCCTTCGTGTTTTGCGTCCTCTATGTTTTTCAACATATTGAGGAATTTGGGACTATATTGAGCCAACCCTTCGCGCGAGAATATTTCATCTTGTCGTTTTTTCAATTCACTTAGCGCATTTTGAATTCGTCGCGCGTACGTGACTTCTTCTATAGGTTCTGATTTCTTTTCTTTTTGTTCTTGTTCTTCGTCATTATCTTGATCCTTGTCCTCATCCTCGCCCTCGTCCTCATCCTTGTCCTCATCCTTGTCCTCATCCGCGTCCTCCTCTACAACTTTTTCTTCAGTAATTTTGACGGTTTTTCTTTTGTCTTTTTTATCAGATTCTTTATCAACCTTTTTCTCCGTTTTTCTTTTTATAATTTTAACCACCTTTTCTTTCGATTTTTCTTCCTCTTTCCCTTCTTCGTCATCGGATCCTTCTCCGCCGCGCATTTCCTCAACTTCATCTAAGTCTACCTCTTGTTCCCCATATTCTCCGTCATTTTTAACAGGGCGACCGGGTGGATCTGGAAATGCAAAATTGCAACACGTTCTAGATGCAATGCGATAAGTAGAAGATATTTTGAATAAATCTTCTGCGCCTTCAGCGCCCATTTTTGCATTCTTCGCGCGCTTCTTCTTATTCGTTTTTTCTTTCTTACTTTCTTCGGCGCGTATTTTCTCATAAATATTAAACTGATAATCGCTCATTTTCGAATATTCGATGTGATAAATTGGATCTATGGTAGATGGTACATATCTTGGAAGAAGCTGTGGCTGTTCGTTTCTAAAATAAGAGGTTAAACCCAAGATGCGTCTTTGTAAAACCGAAGCATTCCGTAAAGAATCTGTTTCAATATCAATGAAATCTTTGAAAAAGTCTTTACTCGTATCTGGAAGTGCTTTGAAATTCTTGGATTTGACCGACGCTTTATTTACGTCGAGTCCGTTTTTACCAAGAATTTGAATGACACGTTTTACAAAATCCGTATCGCTTATATTTCCAGTGGCGTCCATTTTAACTCCATCGTAATCTTCGAATGCTCCTCCGCCTTCATAGATTCCGAATTCTTGGTTTTGTCCGACGTGATTCATACGAACGATGGAATTCGGATCGGATTCAGGCAATAACTCTTGTTCCAAGGGATTATTAAGTTTGATCAAACCTTTTTCCAAGTAAGGACCAGTTTCTTCTTCCCCTGATTCGTCTTTTACATTCTTCTTCGTCTTCCTATTTCCTTTAGTTTTCTGGGTTTTCTTGGAGCCACCTTTTTTTCCAGTGGCTTGCGTTTTTGCTTTATAAGAATTGATGAAACCAAAAGGATTGCGAGTAATTGTCAATGCATCTCCACTATAATCCACATAATCGTATGTGTTAAAACCTTCACGAGCGAACCATTGTAATATATTATCGCGATTCGGTTTCTCCTCTTTTCGTTCGCGTATAACTGTGGGAAAAGTCCACGTTTTGATATAACCGCGCAATATATTGAATAAAACTCCGATTTCATTAGGATAATTGATAATGGGTGTTCCTGAAAGCAAAATCACGCGGCTATTCGAGGCGGACATTAGATATTCATACAACCTATACGAAATCGACTTTTTATCGCCTATTTTATTTACGATCCGGCTTACTAAATTGTGCGCCTCGTCGATCAATATCACGGAATTGTCGAAAGGATTCTTTTTATAATTATCCGTGAGCAATTTCAACTTTTCTTCATTGAGTCCGCCTTTATAATTGATATACGAATATTTGGATTTGATCATCTCGTCGATCTGTTTATCGATGGCGGATTTATCGGAATCTACCAATTTATCATAATTCGACGGTTTGGTAATATCGATGAGCCAGGCTCCGCCATTCTTTTTGATATATTCTACGGGAATAGATAAAGCGACGGCCAAAACCGGAATATCGTCCGCTTTTCCTTCGGTAGACATGAACTGCCAGAATTGTTTTCGGCGATACATATCGTCGCCGCACTGTTTCATTTCATTGAAAAAGTTGACTTGCAGAGAACGCGGTGTCATGACGATTACCGGTTTTTCGGATTTCAAGCCTTCAGCAATGGCAATGGAAGTACATGTTTTGCCTGATCCAAGAGCGTGATACAAAAGAAGTCCGCGATACGGAGAAAATATATTCAAATAATCTCTTACCACCTTTTGATGGGTAGACGTTTCAAAATCACTAGAGCTACGGTCATCACATGAGGTTGCTTTAT